TGACATACGAAAATATTACTTATGAAAAGATTATGATTCCGTTGCGTGATAAGTTACGCACAGAGTTTAAAGGTGGATTGCCAATATACTTTGATAATCAACATCAAGACATCGGTACAAAGTCATTACGCATTTATCCTACCTCACAAGAATTAGTAGATAAAAGAACAAAGTCCTACATCAATGTTTATAATATACAAATGGATTATATATTAAAGACATACAGAGATGACGAGAAAGCATTAGACCAGATGTACAAAGATGTTACCAGAATTGAAACCATATTGTTTAACAACTCAAATGGTGGAGATATACCCTATTTTTACGCAGGTATGCCTGAAGTAGAGCATAATGTAGACGCAGGGATAGATAATGTCTACGTGTCAAGAATAACCGTTCCAGTGCTGTACGAAGAGGTACACGAGCAGTTTGTAAGATTTATTACATCTAATAATAATTTCTTTGTAACTTCAGATGGACTTTTTTATATTGTAAGGAGTTAATTATGGCAAAAAAATATAAACTAAAAGATGGCTTATTGCCACGCAAACCAAGTTTCTTGAAATTAGGAAAAGAAAAATGGTATTTATTAAACAATGGTAAATCAGTAGAATTAGATATTGTGCCAGAATTAGCAAAAGATTATATAGAAGAAGTAAAGTCAAAAGTAAAAAAAGAGGTAAAGAACGATGGCGAACAGTAAAGTAAGTTTTAGTCCAAAAGATTTTCAGTTAGCGATAGCTCCTGAAACAGCAGCAGGTACTGCAATTCAAGCAGCAGGTAACGGAACATTTAATTATATTAATATTGACTCTATTGAGTTTCCTTCATTAAACCCACAACAGGTGTTAGATGTAAGACACGGAACTGGTAGAACATTAAAAGCAGTTGATATGTTCTTAACAAATAAATTAACTGTAAAAGAAATAAGTTTTTCAGGTATCGCAGATGATACTATCTTACCAGTGCTTTTACAAAACATCACTCAAGAAACTTCTTCTACTTACGATATTGAGTTTGACTATGAGCCAACAGAAATTAAAGTAGGCGATGTATATTCTGACAACACTGGTACTTTTACCGTGTTAATTGAATCACCACAAAGTGGTTATCAAATGCTATTTGGTGGTTGTGTATTAACATCACTTACTATTAGTGCAGATATTGGCGAAGAGTCAGGAAGAGTTAAATTTTCAGGAACATTTAAATCAGGTATGGTTCCAGATTTATCACCAACAGATTTAGCACCTTCAAATGGTACAGCTCACTTTAACTCTAATTACTTTATGTCAGATTATGGCGATGCAGGAGATACAGGAGCAGATACAACTATTGCAGGTATTGCAGATCCAATTTTAAAATCATTTAGCTTCACGCTTGAAAACGATGCTCAATTTATGGGCTTTGACGCAGCAGGAAGCTACCAAGTAATTGCAAGAGCTTTACCAGAAGTTTCTGCAACATTTGATGCAAGTATAAAATACGATGACGAAACAGCAAGATTAGTTGAAGATTTCAACAATCAGTCAACTGGTACAGTTGCAAACACTTTAGCAGCATTAACATCATCAACAAGAAATGTAGGAGTGTCAATGCCTACTTCTATTATTACAGATGTTAGTTTTTCTGAAGAGGAAGCAATGTTCTTATCAGTTAGCACAAAAGCAGTTGCTGGTACATCAGGTAATCTTGTTTCAATAACAGAAGAATAAAACAAATAAAGGATAATCGATGTCTAAAAAAATAACGCTTAAGAGTGGCAAGAAAGCTACCCTTATAGAAATGTCTGTAGATTCATTTGACAAATGTATGGATTCTATACAATTTGAAAATGTAGATGGACAATCAGTAATTAAAAATCAATTTGCATTAAGTACACTATGGATTAGAAGTGGTGTAGACAAAGCAGATGATAAATACATTAAATCTTTATCTATTGAAGATAGAGTAGAATTACAACTTGCTATTCAGGAATACAATAGCTTGGGGGAATAGAATCCCTCTCACTTGAGTTAAATATATTGATAGATGATTGGTGTGAGGGTTGCAAATATTCTACCTTTCCATATAAAGCTAAGTTACCTCTTAAAAAGAATAACAGCGTTCACACCTTTACATCTATGGACGATGTATGGTATGTTATCAATCTCTTAAAAGAAGAATTAGAAGAACATAACGCCACATCAGAAAAGAAGTTTGAACTACATCAAACTATCCAATCACATCTACCATTTTTTGCTTGTCCAAATCACTTTATAAGCAAAGAATATCAACGAGATATACAGCGTTATACCTATTCTAAAAAGATGAATGTTGCTCCGTACGAAGGATCATATGGAAATCACCCAAAAAAATGGATTGATAAGTGCAATATTATAGAAAAAATGTTAAATTATATCCAATCAGAACAATTTAAAAAAACTAAAGATGGCTAAAAGATACGAAATAGAATTAAAATTTTCCTCACCTGGTGCTAAACAATTAAGAAAAGCGTTAGATTCCATAGCATCAGCACAGAATAGATTATCTGAAAAACAAAACAAATTAAATAAAGAAAGCAAGGCAGCTCAAAAGATAAATCAAAAAATGATTCAATCTTATGAGAAGCATAAAGTTGCATTATCTAAAAGCAGAGTTCAGATTGTCAAAATGCAAAAGCAGATTGACCAATTAAATCTGAAAAATAAATTATTACAACAAAGATTACAAAAAACTACTGGTGGTTTCGGTAGACTAAGATTAGCTACTGCTGGATTACAAGCAAAACTTGGTGCAGTTAGAAATACATTGTTGCTATTTACTTTTGCCTTTGGTGGTGCAATAGCAACAGTTAGAAACTTTGTACAAACATCAATGCAATTTGAAGCAGTCAAAGTAAGACTGAATGCTATGTTTGGTTCTGTAGATAGAGGTACACAAGCATTTGAAGCATTTAATAAAGTAGCAGCAACCACTCCATTTACATTAACTGATGTTGTTGAAGCTGGTGCAGCATTAAAAGCATTTGGTACAAATGCAGAAGAAATGATTAAACCTACTGCTGACTTAGCAGCATTTATGGGTGTAACTGCTACTGAAGCAGCACAAGCACTTGGTAGAGCATTTGCTGGTGGTGCAGGTGCAGCAGACATTCTTAGAGAAAGAGGTATTTTACAATTAGTTCGTGATTTTAAAGGTATGGAAGATTTATCAAAATTAACTTTACCTCAATTTAGAGATGCATTAACAGAAACATTGCTTGATCCTGCATCAGGTATTGCAGGTGCTACAGACGCATTGTCTCAAACAATGACTGGTATGGTGTCTAATTTGTCAGACGCTTTTACAAGAATGAGTGCAGGTATTGGAGATTTAATTAACTTTAAAGGAGCAATACAGGGATTAACAACAATTTTTTCTGGCTTTGCAAACTTTCTTGCTGAAGTAAATAAAACAAATGTAGACAAACTAAAAGAAGTTCAAAAAGCATTAGGTATAGAAGTAAAAGAAGATACATTAAAAAAATCTCAAGAAGCATTAGAATCAAGAAGTGCATTACTAAAAGCTATGCTTGATCCTACAAGAAATTTAGCCACTGCAGAATCTGAATTAGAAGCAGAGCTATTAAAAGAAGAAGCAGCTCTTACAAAATTAATAGAAAGTGGTGACCAATTTGTTAAAAACAATGAAGGCAAAACTATTTACGGTAGAAAACAATCTGATTTAGTTTCTGAATCTGAAGAAAGAGTAGCAAAACTACAAGAGGAAGTTGCACTGTTTAAAGAATTACACGACATAGAACAACAGTTGGTAATAACAACATTAAATGTTGAAACTGCTAATAAAGATATGACAAATTCATTTGCTGATGGTATGGCTATGTTAGCAGATCCTATGAAAGTTCTGGATACATCTATGATGCCAGAACTACCTATTAGAATGCCAACTGGAGATGGTTTAATACAAATGGTAAAAGCATTTGCAGATGAAGCAGGAGAAGCAGCAGAGCAAGTAGACTTTGAAAGAATGGAAAGAGCGTTTGAAGAATCTTTGAAATTTGATGAAATGTTTCAAGACCAGTTAGTAAATGGATTTAGAAATTCTTTAGACCAAATTATATCAATGCAAAAAGCAAATCTTGACCAAAGAATTAACAATGAAATAAAAGCATTGAAAAAAACAGATAAGTTTAGAAACGCTTCTACGGAACAAAGACAAACAATGGAAGATGATATTCGTGCTAAGTTTGCAGACGAACAAAAAAGAATATTTAAAATGCAAAAAGCAATGCAGATATCAGGAGTTCTTATTGATACAGCTAAATCTATCAATACATTAATGCAACAAGCATTAGCAGCAAGCTTCTTTGATCCAACAGCGATAGGAAGAGCTAAAGCATTGTCTGTTGCTATGGGAGCAGTT